GAGTCTATGAGGATGGGGCCATGATCAGCTATGACACTGCTAATCATTCATTACAAGCCATCCTCCCCAATGGAGGAACGGCCATTCTTACTGCATCTGGAGGTATCACGATCAATGGCGATACCTCCATTAACGGTAATTTACAGGTCAATGGCAGTACTGCCATGACTGGAAATAATACAGTAGGTGGCAGCCAATTGATCCAAGGTAGCAGTCACTCTACTGGCAACTTCAGTACAGAATCTGATGTGAATGCCGGAAGCATTAGTCTTAAAAACCACAAGCATAGTGGGGTTCAATCTGGTGGATCAGATACAGGAGTGTCAAAAGCATGATGTCACGTGAAACTGGTCAAAGCCTCGAGGTCATTCCTCACATTAAACAATCCATTCAAGACATTTTATTTACGCCCATTGGCAGCCGAGTGATGCGTCGTGAATACGGTTCTATGATTTTTAAATTGCTCGATCAACCCTTTAATGATGCTGTCCGCCTTCAAGTGATGGCCGCAAGTGCTACAGCCATTTTGACTTGGGAAGACCGAATCAAACTGATCAATGCTCATTTTTCTAAGGCAGAAAATAGCCGTTTCCAATTGGATCTAGAAATGCAAATTGTTGGTTCTTCAGACATCAATAAATTATCAATTCCATTAACAATGGGCGCTTCAACATGACTCAATCGACTAATGCAATTGATCTATCTCAACTACCTGAACCAACAGTTGTAGAGCAAATAAACTACGAAACAATTTTAGATGCTGGACTACAAGAATATTATCGTCGTATGGATGCCCTTGGTATTTCTTATACACGACTTCGTGAATCTGATCCTGCTTACAAACTAGCAGAAGTCTTTGCATTTCGAGAAATGATTGTACGTCAGCATGTCAATGATTCGGCTAAAGCCGTATTACTTGCATATTCTTCAGGAATAGACCTTGAACATAAAGCTGCTGAAAAAAATCTAAAACGCCAATTAATTACTGCTGAAACCTCAACAACAAAAGCTATATACGAAACTGATGCATCACTCCGTAAGCGTGTGCAACTTGCACCTGAAGGCCAAACTACTGCTGGTAGTGAAGGTTCATACATTTTCCATGGCCTCAACGCCGATGTACGGGTTAAAGACATTTATCCTTATGCGCCATTAGATGAAAACCAAAACCCAATGGGTATTTGTAATATCTATGTGCTTTCTACTGAAGGCAATGGTACTGCATCAGAAGACCTTTTAAATGTTGTGAATACAGCTTTGAATGCTAAATCAGTTCGCCCTTTGACAGATCGTCCTATTATTTATTCGGCATCTATTATCAATTACATCATTGAAGCAGAAATTTATATTGATGAAGGTCCAGATGAAACTATCGTTTTGAACAGTTGCTATAAAGCCACAGAAGAATATATCCAAAAAGTCCATTCATTTAATGATGGCGTTTCATTGTCTGGGATTTACCAAGCACTCCACCAAGCAGGTGTCAGCCGTGTCAATTTGATTTCACCTGCAAGCAATATCGATACTTCAATCGGCCAAGTTGCGTATTGCACCAGCATTAATATTTCAAAGGTGGACACATGAGTAAATTACTGCCCCCAAACTCCACTAAATTTGAAATGAATTTTGAAAGTGCATTTTCACGTGTTTCAAATATTGAAGTAAATATACGCAGCTTTAATGATCCACTGAATGCACCAGTTGAAGTTTTGCCATGGTTAGCATGGGAACGTTCAGTTGATGTATGGAATAAAGATTGGACCGAAATTCAAAAGCGGCAAGTCATACAAACCTCCCTGAAGAACCATAGTATTAAAGGTACGATTGGATCGTTAGATGGCGCGCTTAATTCATTGGGGTTTCCAATTGTCGTACAAGAATGGTTCAACATGGTGCCACAAGGTAAGCCTTATACATTCAATATTTTTATTAAGACTAGTCAAAATAATATCAGTAAGTTTGATTTTAAAGAGTTAACGAAAGTTGTCCGTACTTATAAAAATTTACGTTCTCACCTTACTGGAATATCACTCGTTCTTGAAAGTACTTCGAGTATTTACACAGCAGCGGCCGTTATTACTGGCCAAGAAATTGAGTTCGCTCAGGCCGCAGGTGGATTGTATTTAGATGGTACTTGGTTACTCGACGGCAGTTATAGATTAAATGGAGTCAATTTAAGTGAGTGAAATAATCAGTAAATCAGAGTGGTCCCCAATTCGTTTACTTGAAAAAAATGAATTAGCTTTGGGCGGCATTAATGGCAACATGAATGAACAAGCAAAAGCACTAGGAAATCGAACTCTTTTTTTGAAAGATCAAATAACAGAGATAAGCAACTATTTAGGCCAAGATTCCACTCAAGAAGCTTTTCATATCATTGAAAGTACCATCCCTCGTTTTTCCGCCGACTGCTGGACAATTGATGGGCCACGAAGTATGTCCTTCTGCCTTGTGGGTGAGGCTGAAGATGCTTTTGATGTCTATTTTACTTCACGACGTCAAAACGATTTCGCTGCAGCTATTTTCTTTAGTGAAGATCAAGCGATGCACCCATATTTGGCCTATGAAACAAAAGGTGATTTTAGAAACTGTACTTTATCTTTTTCTATCGATACTTCAGGTGATGTGCCTGCAATTGATAATGAACATCTCGGGTTAGTCATGACGATTATTGTTAATGACGATAGCGAAACAGGCCAATCACCTTACTATTTACGATTAGCAAATCTTGCTGATCCAGTAACTTTAACAGCAACCCATGCCGATATCACGATTGATTGGAACACTGTAGTCAGTGGTTATGAGCAGAACATTCCATTTCCGAAAGAAGACATTCACCGTATCTTTATTGGATGTTTAACCCATGGATTTAATGCTGAGTTAAGTGATCCTTTGGAGCGACCACAACAAGGTGAATTGCATGTTAGCAAGATTCGATGTACTGGAAGCAATAGCACGTATAAGCGTAAATCTTTAAGTATTCCACAACATACTTTAGGCATGTGTACTGGCTATGACGATAGCTACAATGTGAACCCAGCTCGCTTGATAAAAAACTGCTATGACTTAGGTTATCGAGGTTTTATTAATCACTATTGTGGAATGTCTCATTTTTATGATTCCCGTTGGGATATAGAACAACAGCGGTTTATCGTCAGACGCGGTCCGGGTGACGACCAATTCGACTCTTACTTGAACCGAGAAGCAACAATTTGGCATACCCATTTTGCCCGTGCAGCACATAAACATTTCATGAAAATGATTTTTTCTATTTCATACGAGATTTATAGTGAAGCAGCAGAGCTTAGTTGGACGCAGCGGGATTGGGATAACAATTATGCATATACAGGTTATGAACCCCCTAGTTATTTGCTGAGTCCCTGTATTCCTGAAGCAATGAATTGGCTACAACAAGTCTTTATCGAGTTTGCAGGCATTTTAAATAATGAAGGTCATACTCCTTACATGCAAGTAGGTGAGCCGTGGTGGTGGATTAATCCCAATGATAAACCGTGTATTTATGACTATCCAACAAAGGTTAAATTTAATAACGAAACAGGTTTGTATGCACCAGAAATTGCCGATCGGATGAGTGATGTTTCAGGGGCGACAGAACAAGAATATTTGCTTTTCTTGCAAGAGGAGCTGGGCAACTCCGTGCGTCGCATACGCGCAGTAGTCAGGGATTATTATCCTAAGGCTCAGGTCTCCACACTTTTCTTTTTACCAAGCATCTTAGGTGAAGGTAGTGGCATTGCTTCAATCATGAATTATCCAATTGAACATTATCGTTATCCGAATTTGGATTTCATTCAAACTGAAACATACGATTGGTTGATCGTCGGAGAGTTTAATAAAGCGCTTCGGGGATTTACCTCAGCAATTGATGAATTGGGATATCCAGCGGACTTAGTACATTACTTAGCAGGATTTGTTCCTGATAATTTCTTAGGAAAGCTAGTAAACCCTGAATATGACTTAATCAATGATGGCCCTAAGGTTTGGCAAGCCATTATGGGTAGTGCCTATCTTGGTAAAGAGTACAACGTCGCAAAGCAATATATCTGGGCATATAACCAAATCATGCGAGATGGCTTAGTTGTACTGCCAGAAGACACGCTTAAACGGTTTTGGCTTGCAGATAAAGCTTATATGAGTCAAACAAGACAAAGTGAAATTACAGGTACTCCTATTCCTGGATTACCAGTCAATCCAACTCGCCCTCCGAAACCCGAAACACCAAATTATCCTGCATGACCTGAACATTGTGGAATTATAAGATTGGAGAATTTTTAGAATGTTATATAAAACTATTCATACAACAATAGGTCTGCAGCTATTAGCAAGTGCCGAGGCTACGGGTTCAAAAATTGAAATCACCCATATGGCTGTTGGTGATGGAAACGGTAATGAAATCATACCCAATCCGACGATGAAACAATTAAAACGTGAACGGTTTCGTGCACCAGTCAACCGAATATACCAAGATCCAGAAAATGAAAATTTATTCACTGCAGAGTTAATTATTCCCGTTGAAACAACGAGTTTTGTCGTTCGTGAAATTGCTGTATTTGACAGAAATGGCAATATGCTCATGATTGGTAATACACCTGAAGTACATAAACCATCTTTAAGTGATGGTGCATTCAGTGACTCTGCATATCGCATTCCATTTGTTGTGAGTAACAGTGACAGTATTGAGTTAAAAATTGATCCCAACGTGGTTACTGCGACACACAGTTGGATCATGAATACTTTGACAACAGCATATTTTTTCCCGGGTGGAACGATTGGTCAAGTTCTGAAGAAAAAATCGAACATTGAAGGAGACATAGAGTGGGATGATGCTTCTAATGCGGACGTCTTTGTTAATACAGTTGAAGAAGAGCAATCGCTAGTTGCTAACCAAACTATTGTAGATCTCACTAGCACGACTACCCGTGGTGCAGCGGTGTACATTAATGGCGAACGTATTACCAACAAAGTTGGTGCCAATGGTTGGCTTGCAACCTCAAATACGCAAATTACTTTGGGTAAGGCTTATGCTGGGGCCAAAATCCTGATTGTTCAAAATGAACCTTTAGGAGCTGCACCTTATCCTTTGGCTCAAAAAAATAACCTTTCCGACATCTTAAATAAACCTTTAGCACGCCAGAACTTAGGTGTCATGAGTTCGGATGAGGCGAGATACAATGACTGTCCACCTGGTACTGTTATCACTTTGGCTTCACAAAATATCCCGACTGGTTACCGATTATTAAAATGTAATGGTGCAGCTTATTCTCGGACTGCTTATGCAGATCTATTTGCTGCAATCGGTATTTATTATGGTGCTGGCGATGGCGTAAATACTTTTAACGTGCCTGATGCACGTGCAGAGTTTCCACGTTATGCAGATGATGGACGTGGTATTGATGTTGGTCGTTTAATCGGCAGCAAACAAGGTGATGCAATTCGAAACATTACAGGTGACACACCTGGTGGGTCAGGTGCAAGAGTGCCCGCATCTTCATATACTGGCGCTTTTTCTCTAAGTGAAAAAGCGGCTGGAAGAATTTCAACAGGTGAAAATTGGGGCTTACTCACAGCAACATTTGATGCATCGCGTGTTGTACCCACTGCAAATGAAAACAGACCACGTAACATCGCATGGCTTGCCTGTATCCGCTATTAAGGAATGAAACATGAATCAGATTACCGTGTATCAAACCAATTATTCAGGTTTATTTGTTGGAGAGACAATAGCCAATGAGTCACCACTTGAACCTGGTGTATTTGCTATCCCTGCAGGTTGTGTCGAGATAGCACCACCTTCTGAATGGTCTGAAGAACAATGGCCACGTTGGAATGGTTTCAAATGGGAACTGATCCAAAAGCCTGAAGTTCAGCAAGTGGAAACACCAGAAGAAAAACTGGCTGAATTTTTGAAAAACAATCCTGATGCGCGCTTAAAACGTGGGGTTTTGTATGTAAGCCTTTTGATGAACTAGAACATCAACAAAAGGTTGCCCTATGGCATTAGATGAATATCACCACGGTGTCCGTGTTGCAGAGGTCAATAACGGTACGCGTTCGATCCGTACAGTGGCCACCAGTATTATCGGTTTGATTGCAACCGCTTCAGATGCGGATGCTACCTCCTTTCCACTCAATACACCTATCCTCATCACCAATATCCAAAGCGTGATTGGTAAAGCAGGAAAGTTAGGTACCTTAAAGTCGTCGCTACAAGCGATCGTCGACCAAACCAATACAACGGTTGTAGTTGTCCGTGTGGATAGCGCTGAGACAGAAGCAGAACAAAGTTCACTTGTCATTGGAACTACAACAGCTTCAGGTCAATACACAGGCTTAAAAGCCCTACTCACGGCAAAAGCAAAACTGGGTGTGACTCCTCGTTTAATTGGTGCACCAGGACTTGATACCCAAGCAGTAACGACAGAACTGGCGAGCACTGCACAAAAGCTACGTGCTTTCGCTTATGCCTATGCTTATGGCTGTGAGACGAAAGAAGAAGTTGTGGCTTATCGTGAATCGTTTGCTGCACGAGAACTCATGCTGATCTGGCCTCAGTTCATTCATTTCAATACCGAGACTTCGCAAAATGAAGCTATCTCCCCTGTAGCTTATGCACTGGGGCTACGTGCCAAAATTGACAATTTAACAGGTTGGCACAAAGTTATTTCCAATGTCGCGGTCAGTGGTGTTGTTGGTATTAGTAAAGATGTCTGGTGGGATCTACAGCAAACTGGCACAGATGCCGACTATCTCAACTCAAATGGCATTACTACGCTCATTCGTGAAGATGGCTTTCGCTTTTGGGGCTCTCGTACCTGCGACGCGGAAGGACTATTTCCTTTCGAGAACTACACACGCACGGCTCAAATCATTGCTGACACGGTTGCTGAAGCGCATATGTGGGCAGTCGATAAACCACTTCATCCATCACTGGCCAGCGACCTCATTGAGGGCATTCGCGCCAAACTCAGTGACCTAACCAATAACGGCTACCTCATGGGTGGTGAAGCTTGGTATGACGAGACAAAGAACCCTGTAGAAAATTTAAAAGCAGGAAAATTCCGCCTCTCTTATGACTACGGTCCAGTTCCACCACTTGAAGATCTTGGCTTCTACCAAATGATCACAGACGACTACCTCGCAGATTTTGGCGCACGAATCACAGCATAAAGCTGTGATTTGTCCTCCCCCTATTTGAGTAAACACACATGGGATTACCAAACAAACTTAAAAACATGAACCTATTCAATGATGCTGAATCATTGGTCGGTGAAGTTGCGGAATGTACGCTTCCAACCTTAGGACGTAACTTCGAGAACTGGCGAGGTGGTGGTATGAATGGCCCTGTTGCCATCGACCAAGGTATGTCTGAAGACTCTATCGATTTTGAATGGAAAATCGGAGGTCTCAATCTGACATCACTACGTCAGTTCGGCATTACCTCTGCCTCTGGCGTCTTACTACGCTTCGCTGGTGCATATCAACAAGACGACACAGGTGCAGTCACTCCTGTCGAAGTTGTGATTCGTGGTCGTCATGAAGAAATCAGTATGGGTACCCAAAAGCCTGGTGATGACACTGAACAAACCATTAAAACCAAATGGACCTATTACAAGCTTACGGTCAACGGCAATAAAGAAATTGAAATCGATACTTTGGCCATGAAAGAAATCGTCAACGGTGTCGATCGTTTAGAAGCACAGCGTAAAGCCTGCGGTCTGTAATGCCCGACCTACTGCACAATTTTATGCAGTAGGTCTTTTTTAAACTTAGGAATTCAAACGCGATGAATATGCAACAACAAGCAGAAAACCTCGAAGTAATCAAAAACCCAAACGAAGCCCAATACACCCTTGAAACACCAATTCAAGTTGGTGGACAAACCATTTCGGAAATTATGATTCGTAAGCCAGGTACGGTCGCACTTTCTGGACTCTCCCTCCAGGACATTTACCGTTCCGATGTAAATGCACTCTGCCAAATCATTCCCAAATGTGTATGGCCACAAATCCCACGTGAAGCAATGCCCCTTTTAGACCCAGTTGATCTTGGTCAAATTGCAGGTCACATCATCTATTTTTTGATGCCGAAGTCGCAACGTGCAGCGACCGATATCCAATTATAGACAGCAT